CGGTTTTCCTCAACCTTAGATGTTTTTTTGTTTACCTTAGTTGGTGCTGATACCTCATTTAAGACAACGCTTGATACCTGCTCGTTGTCCTCATCCTTCCAGCCCTTTATCTCAACCTTCAATAGATCAAAGAATCTGCTTGGGCTTTCTTCGGCGTCTTTCATTTTGCGTTGCAACACCTCAATCGGCTTGCCTAAGTTGCCGGGCTTCACGCTCACCTCAATATCCAATGCACCTCTCCAAGCGCTTGAGCCTCTGGCTCGGTGCTGGGCCTCTTCTGATACGCCAGTGTGATGTACCAACACAACCGAGCAATCAAACTCTTGCATAAGAGTAGCGCAGGCATCGAGCATTGTCTTGGCATCTTGTGCTGAGTTCTCATCACCATTTAAGAATCGATGCAATGTATCAACCACGATGACCTTTGGAGGTACTGGCAAGGCTCTAATGTTCTCAACAACCTTTAGCATCCCATCTGGCATATTGAGATCAGTGCCACTCTTTGATAGCCACATCTGCGCCTCTTCGACGTTGTGATGCTGCATCCAAGCCGCGATCCTGCTCCGTAGGCCATGATGACCTTCACCAGCCAAATAAACCACCGGAACCTGCTTGGTTCGATGATCGCACCAGTTGCGATGTTCCATGTGAATCGAAGCCAGCCTCAAACACCAATCTAGCACCAGAAATGTCTTGCCAGAGCCAGACGGCCCATGAACCATCATTAGGGCATTGCTCTGCATCCAGCCCTTAATCAGCCAAGAGATTGGCTCCGGCTTATTTCTAAAGTCATTGGTGGATACCAGCCAGTCATGCGCTATCTTTGGCGGATCGAGAAGCTCAAAAAGATCATTCCCACTTAACAAATAGTCGTTCGCGTCGCCGTTGACGGGGGGCATGATGACGCTAACACCGAACTTCGCTGACGCTTGATCGGCATAATTGCGACCAACGCCGCTACTGTCATTATCGGCTACGACTATGATGCGTTTAGCGGCTCCATAGCGATCTCTGAGCCTCTCGACCACCAAAGGTATGTTAGACGCTGAGTATGTGATGTAGCACGTCCTGTGCATCGTCTCAGCGATTGTCGATGCCGTTGCAAAGCCTTCAGCTACATATATGTGATCGTTATCGTTGTTGCCAATAAACCAATACGAGCCGCCAGTCTTGCCACCTGCGTGGTAGAGCTTATTTCCCGATCCGTCAATGTACTGCAATGTCGTTAGCTCGCCATCTGCATTATACAAAGGCACGATTAAGCGCCCGTCTCCGGTAACTCTGGCCCCATTAGGATTAATCTTCTTTTTGGATAGGTACGGATGATCCGAGTTAGCGTCGGCGGCCTCAGTCCATATCTTATGGACGACCTCCGAGACATTCTCGGACATTAACTTTTCTTCTGCCTCCCGAACTTTTCTGGCCTGCTCAATCTTTCGAGAGAAGGCCATCTCTTCGTAAGGCGCGAGTTTCCTACCAATGTCAGCAATGAATTTATGCTCCAGCCCAAGCCTCCAATCACCAAACTTACCAGCAGGAATGCCGTCAGGATAAACGATATACCAGCCGCTTTTATCACCGAAACCAGATCGACCTTTAGTGCCAGAATTGAATCTATGAATCTTGCCATCGAGATTGATCTCCTTCGGAGGCTCTAATCCGGCCTCAATGATCGCGTTCCTGAGTTGTACCTCTGGCGGATCTGTGGGCTTACTGTTATGCCAAATGCTTTTTATGTCAGCCATGTTGTAGCCCCGGACAAGTTGCTGAGAAATACTCGGATAGCTTGTTTACGGTGCTAATCGTTGGATCAGGCGACCTGCCAGAGGCGATATTTCTAAGCGTCGAGTAACCAATTCCGGTTCGACGGCTCACCTCTTTTAAGTTCCGATCAGATAATAAGTCTTTGATTTCGTTAATTTCCATACGTTTCTCCATTTTAGTGACGCTTTTTTTCTATATTAAAACACTAAAGAGTCTACAATCAATTGCGAAAGGAGGCAAACATGAAAGAGATAATTGCTTTTCTTCTTATGTTCAACCTGCACTATCCGCCAGAGACGGTGATTACTCCTAGCAACGCCACGTTTTTCTTGGCTGGCGATATCCCAGTAATCTACGTCCGATGGGACATGAACAAGCCCCACATTATCCTGCACGAAGCCTGCCACGCGGCGCAGTGGGCTAAATATGAAGGCCCAGCCAGTGATTACAGAGAGTGGCTATGGCGCGAGAAACAGTGCATGGCAATCGAGGACGCTTGGCTTAACAGATAAAATGGACGTAGCGCGCTATGTCCCGATAGCTGCTAAAGTTGCTAAAGCAAAAAAGATACCTAGCGCGCTACGTATCTTTTTCCTACCACACAAAAAGGTACCTAGCGCGCTATGTCCCTTTTTTTAAGCACATTCTGCGTAAGCTAGCCGGCTGGCTTACGCCGAAATACGCACATTCTCCGTTTGGTAGCCAGCTAGCGAACGGAAAAAGGTGTGGCAAATAGGCTACATTGACACTTTTTTTTAATTATTTAGTAAAAAAGTGTTGACACTCATATTGAAGTGACTATAATACTACTCATGGGCACACGGAATTGGCCGAAAGTCCTAAACAAGGAGAACGGGATGTACGAAGCTGAAAAAATGAAAAAGCTCTTAGGCAAAAAACGTTGGGACAGAGTAGAGGATTATAGCTACGACTGCGGCGTGATTGACATTGCATTTAAGTTACCTTGGTACAACCCAGACTATGCTCAAACCATATATGTGGTAGAGCCAAATGGCTGGGGAGAGCCGATGAGTCAAAAAGAAGTTGTTGACGACATCAAGTATTTTATAGACGGGATGGTATGCGATTGGGATCAGTGTCCATACAACCCAGACGGCACAAATAAATAACGGGGCCTCGGCCCCTCTTTCGAGGAGAAGAAAATGTATGTAGAAGATTTTGTTTACGAGCCAACACTTGAAGAGCTTTACAGAATTTATTTAAACAACAACAGCGGTGAAAAATTTGGATATCACTACAAAACTGGAGAGCCATTGTTGAGCTTTTGTGAGTGGCGTGCAGAGCAGCAGGGCTATCTTTAATTAATTTTACGGGGCTTCGGCCCCTCTTTCGAGGAGAAGAAAATGCACGATAAAAGCAATTGGACACTACGTTATAACAGAACCGCCCGGGATATTTATGGCAAGAGCCTAACCAGATCAGACTTCGGTGAGCAGAAAGACGAACGAATCGCTGAGTTGTTTATCTGGTGCATGATCGGGATCTTTCTTGGAGCTTTGATTTTTTAAAAATTGCAAAGGTTGACACAAAAGCGTCAATCTGGTTTATAATTACTTATCGGGCGAACTGATTGGCAGACAGCCCAAAATTTAGGAGAACAGTATGAAAAACGAAAACGTTATTGAAAGCATGGTTGACAAGCTCGGCGCTATCTTAAAGATAATCGACGATTACAAGCGCGACGCAGAAGTGTTTAAGGATCTAATCAAAAACTACTGCAACGAGCATGACGTTAAGAAAATTAACGGTCTGGTGTACAACGCCACCTACGTTGAGGCTAACCGCACAACGGTTGACTACAAAAAACTGCTAGAAGATATGGGCGTACCAAGCGATGTAGTTGCTAAGTATTCCAAGACTACTGCGGTTTACAGCGTAAAGGTAAACGTCTAATGAAAGTTGATAAGCATAGGCAGGAACTTAGGCGTATGCGTGAGGCAGTGGCGGAAGCAACAGGAGAGCGCCACTGCTCTTACTGCAACAAATTCAAAACAACTGCTGGTGGCAGATGGAAGCAAGTCCGTCACCAGCGCAGATGGATGTGTGAACCTTGTTACCAACTGAGGATATCAAAATGAAAATACTCAAAGTTAATTTGTTGTTCCTTGCAATGGCGGCAGATCGGGATCACGATATCCCAAGCATTATTAAAGTTGATGGCAAATGGGCCTTCATTGAGCGAGACGATAAAGACTTGCCTCAATTGTTGGAGTACGCCGGATATTTTGCCGAGCTTCAAACTGTTGACGTTGACAGCTACGAGTTCAATATGCACGTTGAGGGCAAGCGTTTTTGCCAACTCGTTGAGCCAGCAATGATAGAAAAGTACGAAAGCGATTAAAATGCTGGACATGATAAGTAAAAAGTTCAGCGTTCACCGAGAAATCGACGGCAAGAGTTGGCCAATCGTTGTCACGTTGATCGCGCTTAACTCCAGAGAAAAGAACATCCAAGTAGACGGCGCTGTTCTTGATGGGGCTGGGCTGTATCTGATTGAGAACGACGGTTACTCGGTTGTTGTTGAGGATCTGGCTTTTTACTTTCCCGAGATTGAAATGTACGACAAAGATGAACGCGAAGAAGCGTTTGAGGATTACGCAGCATTATTAGTCATGGCTGGAGACTGTACACCAATACCATCTGTGCTGTGCTAATATAACCGACGTGCGACCGGATTGTCCGACCGCACATAACTATGGAGGCCTTATGGCTATTAACTTAAAAACAACGTCGTCTGTTGCGGCGACCGGAGTCAAGATGCTCGTTTACGGGCAGGCTGGCGCTGGTAAAACAACATTAATTAAGACCATGCCAAATCCGATAATCCTGTCGGCAGAAGGCGGTCTTTTGTCAATCAACGATGCTGATATACCGTACATCGAGATTGGCAGCATGGCGGACTTACGCGATGCATATACATGGCTCGGAGAGAACTCTAAGGACTTCTCATCCATCGCCATTGATAGCATCTCTGAGATCGCCGAAGTCGTTCTTAACTACGAAAAGAAAAACACGAAAGATCCTAGGCAGGCATACGGCTCGATGCAAGAGCAGATGACGGACTTGATCCGAGCCTTTCGTGATATCCCGATGCACGTCCTCATGACCGCCAAGCTAGAAAAGATGACGGATGAGCTTGGGCGTGTTTTGTACGCACCATCGATGCCGGGCAACAAGATCGGTCAGCAACTGCCGTACTTCTTTGATGAAGTGCTGGCGTTACGGATTGAGAAGGATGCCGATGGCAACACATGGCGCGGGATAAAGTGCGTTGGCGATGCCTCATGGCAAGCAAAGGATCGTTCTGGCAAGCTCGATGAGTGGGAGGCTCCTGACATTGGCCAATTAATCCAGAAGATCGGAGGGCATAATGGATGAGTTCGCACAACTCTCGGAAGCGTGGCTCAACGCCAAAGAACGGGAAAGGCAAGCAGTTAACGACAGACGATCAGTTGAGGATCG